GGTTGAGATTTTGAAAAATGGGTAAACGCCTTTCTATTTTAGAAGGGCTTTTTTATTTAAAAACTTCAAAAAACAACCCTGTTTGAGAATCTGTAATTTTGGATTTTAAAAATCTGAGATGATAGTTTCAACCAATGAAATCGTAGTCGGCTGGAAGGTCACAGGACAGGCTGAGCTTGAACGAATGGCTCAGACCTTCAACAAGGTCACGGAAGAAGAAAAAGAGGCATTGGCTGAACTCAAAAAGGTCAATGCTCAACTTCAACAGACCGCAACTGAAGGCAAAAAAGCCGGGGACACAATTTCAAAAGGGCTGAAAGAAGCCAACACTGAAACGCAGAAGTTTTCCGGGTCACTAAAAGGAGTAGGAGCCGCTATTGCAGCCGCATTTTCAATCGGGGCCGTTGTTTCATTTGGCAAAGAGATTGTCAAAACCACCACTATTTACCAACAGTTCCAGAAGTCCATTGATTTCGCAACAGGATCCGCTGCAAATGGGGCAAAGGCATTTCAGTTTCTTCAGGAAACAGCAAATAAATACGGGCTTGATCTGAGGGCTTTAACTGAGGGCTACAAAGGATTTTCGGCATCTTCAATTCTTGCCGGGACATCCATGCAGGAAACCAATCGGCAGTTTCTGGCAATGGCAAAGGCTTCATCTGTATTGGGGCTTTCTGCCGAAAAATCTGGTTTGGTTCTAAAAGGTCTGGAACAAATAGCTGGAAAGGGCGTTGTTTCAATGGAAGAACTACGGGGGCAAATTGGAGACAGTTTACCCGGTGCATTAGGAATTGCTGCGAAGGCAATGGATATGACCACCGGCAAATTCATAAAATTTGTATCTGACGGAAAACTTCTTTCATCTGAATTTCTCCCACGTTTTGCTGATCAACTGGAAAAGACTTTTGGGGCAAGCGCCAATCAGAACCTTTCAAACCTGACAGCATCACAGAACCGATTCAACAGTTCCATTGATAATTTGATACTGGCAGTCGGCAATAAGTTGGAGCCTTTCCTGAAGGGATCTTATGACCTTGCCGCCGGAATTGCAAATCAATTGGCGGGTATTGGAGGGAAAGCCAAAAAAGAAAGTGCTGAAATCCTGGGGGCAAAGAAAGCCGAATCGGATATTGCCAAATTAATACTGAAAACCAGTATTGATGAGGGCGTATGGATTACCCGAAAAAGGGCTGCAACCGAATTGCTTTTACAGATGGATGAAAAGCAAATGAAGGCTCTTGAGGATCGATCAACAGCAAAAGAAAATGCGGATAAAAAAGAAGAGGCGAAAGCACAGGCCCGATACGACCTTTTGGTTCAAGAGGAAGAAGCCCTTTTGAAAATTGCTGGCATTCAGATCACAAGTAGAAAAGTGACCGAAGTGGATGTCAAAGAACTGAAGAAAAGCTATGATTTACGGCTTCAGATTCTGGAGGTTGAAAAGCAGATTCGAACCGAAGCGGGAAAACTTGCGAATAACCCAAATGCAGGGTTGGCTGCTGAAAGAGCATTTCTTGAAGGCAAATTAGAACTGCAAAAAGAATTTGCTGGAAAAGGTCTTGAAATATCCAGTCGTGAAATTGCTTTGACTTCATTGCAGGAGCAAAACGCATCAAAAGAGCTACGAAAGAAATATGAAATCGACCTGATGGATCGGTACCAAGCCGACAAAAAAACCGAAGAAGACATTTTCAAATTGAGGTCAAAGTCTTTAGCAGATCAGTCAAAACTCCGGGAAGGTTGGATGAAAGAAAACGACAAGCAACGAGATTCACTTTTACAAAAGGAAGAAGACGAAATCCGATACATTGCCAAACTTCGAAAAGAAGCCGGGGAACAAGCAATCGGTCTTGCGCAGGATTCGGTCAATGCCATTTTCAACATTCGGCAACAGGCGCTTCAAAATGAACTTGTGATCAGCAATAGGCGGTATGATGAAGAAATCAGACTGGCAGACGGTAACGAACAAAAGATCAACCAGATCAATGAGAAACGGGCCGCAAAGGAAAAGGAAGTGGCGATGAAGCAATTCAGGGCGCAACAAATGCAAGCCATTGCAAATGCAGCGTTCCAGGCTGCACCATACATTGTAAAATATTCCGCAGGGCTTCCATTTACTGCCGTGAACCTGGGTCTGACATTGGGCGCATTGGCAACTCAAACCGCATTCATTCTTTCCCAACCGGTCCCGGAATTCTACAAAGGAGTTGAAAACTTTAAAGGCGGTCTTGCAATGGTTGGGGAAAGAGGGTCAGAGATTATTGAAACAAACAAAGGATCCTACCTTTCCCCGGATAAACCAACTCTGACCTATTTGCCAAAGGGATCAAATGTAATTACGGCTCCAAAGACCAAAGAAAGAATGCAGATGCTGAACTCCAGTATGCGGAAAGGTCAAAACGAATTCGTCTCCATTGATACAACCCCGATTGCAAGGGAACTTTCAAAAATGCCGGTTACTATTAACAAGATGGATGTTCGAGGGTTTACCGAATTTGTCAGGAAAGGGAATAAGACCACTCAGATGTTAAATCACAGAAAAGGGTACTAATGGCAATATTCGATTTCTACTTAAACGGGATTCAGGTATCGGAACCAGTTGGATGGGATGCAATCAAGTTCAATGTAATTCGTGCCGATACGCATGGAATAGATCAGCCATTTACCAATGAAGTCACATTCACAGGTGACAACGACAAACAGCCAAATCTTGCAAATGCAGCCGGAATTCTCAGATTGGTTTTTGAGAACTCATTCATAAATGGGTCGGTTGATATTGAGATTGTTTCAGACATCAAAGGAGATGGTGAAATCTGGTCCTTTGTAGGCAAGATTGACTTTTCAACCTATGAAGAAATCGGCATTTGTGACGGCTGCTCAGACGGTGTGACCGTTTCAATAATCGAAGATGATTTCCGGGAGCAATTCAGAAGCCGGTCTGATGTTGAAGTTGATCTAATGACTACTTTGGACCTGAATGGGGATTACATTTCAGCGATTAGTTTTGACACCATCCGGTTGCACAGCCAGGAACTTTATTTGCAGGCGTTTGCCAGAAATTTGGATCCAAAAATTGTAAACACTACCGTACTTGAGCCGGTGTTCCCGATGTACTTTGATAATTCAGATTTCAAAGGGCCGTTTTCAGGAACGTTTGATGTTACAGGAACTTTCTTTTCAGGGACCAATGTAATTTTTCAGAATAATGCAGCCGACAACAGGGATATAGAATTCTCCGGATCTGTTCGGGCCACTGTAAAGAACAACAGCAACACAAATTCATATCAGGCGTATGTTTACATAGGTCTTTTGGACTCAGCAGGAAACCCGACAGGAACGTTTTACACGGTTTACACAACACCTTCGATTGCACCTTTAGCAACCGCAACCATCAACCTGGACTTTGCCCCGGTTATGCCTTTTTCGATTCCACCAGGGTATCGGGTTTCATATACACTTGAATTTGATCCAAGTCCGGTATTTGGGTTTCAAATTACTTTTCAGGTAGGCAATACTTTAAAGCTGACAGAAATCAATTCAACAGTTGCCTCTGATTGCGATGGCCTTTTTGTTTTCGAATACCTCAGAAGACTGATTGAAATCATTACAGGCGATGCTGATGGATTGCGGTCTGATTACTTCTCAATAGCCACAGACGGATGCCAATGGAACAACTTTATCACGACTGGCTTATACATTCGAAACGGTCAATTGGCTGATGGTGCGAACCCTCAGATCAAAGCTACTTTCAAAAAGACATTCGAAGCCCTTTCAAACATTTTCTGCCTTGGTTGGGAATTTGAACCAGACAATTATGGTGGTTACAAAATCCGAATTGAGCCAGTAGATTACTTTTATCAGCCCGATGTTCTTTTGGACTTTACCGATGTTGCCGACATCAAACGAAATGCGCTGACTGATAAATTGATCAATTCAGTGACAACCGGATACTCCGACAAGTGGAAGAACATTTCCGTTTCGGGTATTTTTGCCATTCACACAGAACGGAACTACTTCATTGCAAACAAGGCAATGAACAATAACACATCCAATAAGCTGGATTTGCGGTCTGACCTTATCACAGAAGGGTATTGTATTGAAGCAAACAGAAGATGGCAGTTCCTGGTAAATGATTCAGGTTCATCTGACAGGCCAAACGATTACGACACTTTTTTGATTTGGGCCAATCGGGAAGATGTGACTATAAATCCAATCGAGGATTCAGGTTATCAATTTCCAGGGGAAACAGGTTCAGTAACTTTTAATCCGGGTGAAATCAGCTATGGTTCAGATTTGATCGGAACCAATAACTCGCCGATTGACAGAATCTACAACGTCCTTCATACACCTGCCAGAGTTTCAGCCCGATGGTGGAAATGGTTGGGTCAGCAGGTTTACGGGCTTCCAGACACAAAAGCACTATTGGCGTTTCAATCAGGCCAATACTTCACCAATTTTGCAATGGCGGTTCCTGATCCATGTGGCGAAATAACAGGTGCAGAACTATCAGAAGATTCAGACATTAATGCAGACGTAACAGGAACCTATGCAGTCGGGCCTTTGGTTCAGCCAATCGGGTACGAGTTCGAAGTGCCTCAGTTGCTTTGTGACTTTTTGGACATGGCATTGGAAGGCAAAAAAATAATCCGGTTTCGATGTGGAACTTCTATTTTTGCAGGATACCTTTTAAGGGCCGAAAATGAACCATCAGGAAATTCGGGCGGTCTTTCTAAATTTACATTAATTGGTACAGAAGTACCGGCTACCACAGGACGTTCATATTCATCCGGTTATTCATCCGGGTATTC